GCAAGGTAAATAGTAAACCAAAGGGACATTACGAAACATTAGCATATGAAAAAGCAACAGGAAGTATCCATACATATGAAATGAAATCTAAACGTTGTGTGCAGTTACCATCTGGTGAGTCAGCAGCAATAGGTGCAGGATCAGAATATGCAAAAGTCGCTATGTCTTGTGGAAAAACAGCTCTTGAAACAATTACCCTTGTTGCCCAGTTCAACTCTGATACAGGTGGTAAGCCTACAGTTGTTGCTTGCAGTAGTACGCCAGTTAAAAAGAAAGCCAGAACCAAATAGTTCCAGCTAACAGTTTCCCCACGCCTATACTGGCGTTTCAGCCGACTCTTAATGGGTCGGTATTTTTATGTCTATTGCATACTTAAACCTCCTCCAGCGCATTATTGTACTGCTGAATTTCTTCAGGTGTTGGTCTTCTGTAATCACCAGTATGTTTATCATAGTATAGTGCAACACGCCCAGTACGCCCAAATGCACGATCTTCCAGTAACACAAGATTAGAAGTGTTCCTGATAATCTCAGGTAGTTCATCTGATTTATTGCGCTCCAGACCAATCATATAGTAGCAGGCTCGCATCATAGCACGACTACCTGTGAACTGGTACGACTCTACTCTACCGCCTTTCTCATGTGGCTGCCCACTAGCAGGGGCTTTCAGGTGACAGAAGATATAGTAAGTGAAACCTAAATCTTTTGACATTGTACTGATAGCATCTGCAATACGCTCCAGCTCTGTGTTTGCAGCAGAGGATTCCATACCAGCAGTCAGTCTTGTTAGAGGATCAATAAATACATCTTTACAACCTTTCACAGTAACAGCATAACGAATCTTCTCTGCCACATCGTCCCAAGAGGCAGCACCGTAGTTGTTATAATAGATTACCCTATCTCCTATATTGTCAACAGCTGTCTCTAGTTCTTTTTCTGTGAAGTACGTATGACGTAGTTGTTTTGGTATTTGTTCACCCCACACATCTACTTCTTTTCCATCTTTGTCAGTAAATACTACTTTCTCTGGATTATTAAATTGTTTGTGTGAAAGTTTACCCGCCAACTTCTTACAGGTGATTGCTGGCTCTTCTTCAAACTTAAATACAGCAGGTGGTGCTGTTTCAGTCTTCAGGATATGATCTACCAGTTCATTCAGCAGCTCACTATTATGCACCACAGTATAATCTTCTAAACAGAATAAATGATTTCCATCTGTTTGAAAGCCGTAGTAGTCACCTACACCAATAGGCTGTATGTTGAAGCTACTATTAGTAGCAGTTTTAATAGGTATGTTAGGTTTTTTACGAGGTACTTGTATTGGCACATCTCGTAAATCACCAGACAACATTACACAGTAATACTCCCCAACAAAACCACTAGATTTTATACTCTTTTTTACTTTTGTAACACAGCATTTCAATCCTAATGATCTGCACAAGATATAAAGACTATCAGCAAGTTTCTCGTATTTTGTCATAATTTGGTAGCTACATGCAGTTCCTTTACTCTTGCTTCCATCAGTATCTATAATACCAGCTAGAACGAGACTGCGTATTTTCTTTGAGTTATTTAGTATATAATCTGGTATATATTTTACACCATCAAAATCCTTAAAAACATTTAATTTAGTTAATATTGTACCTTCATGGCAACTAGATTTACTGCAATTAAACAGAGAAATCATTTCGCCACAGAAAGGTATAATAACTTTAGAATCCTCAAGATTCAATGTCACCCTATTATCGCTTCTACTACCATCACCAAGCCATACACCTAGAGTATACGGACAAATAGCAAGTGATTTTTCAGGATATTCAACAGCGGTATGAAAACCTTTAAAGCTGTGTACACCATTCTTACCTTGTGTGTAGCGAGATAGTAGATCATCCACAGACATTGTTTCTACTTGTTGTGTCTTATAATTTTTATATACCATAGTATGACTACCATTAACAACATAGTCTCTACCAGTTTTCTGTTTTATTTTATACATCTCCGCAGTTCCAGAATGAATAGTTAAAACTTTTCTAGGAGTAGAATCATCTCCCATAACTAAGTCACCGGCTAATATTTCCTGTACTACTTTTACCGAACCATCATACATACGTACTTTTGTGTCTTTACCAAAACACTTCCCCATTTTTACACCAGCACCAAAGTAAAACCCTTCACCTAACCGTCTGCCCAGCGTCAGCTTGGTCAAATCATCCCAAGGGAAAGGTCTACCCAACTCAGGCATCTTGATCGCTTCATGGCGTATCTGACTGTGTTCAATAAAGCCAGCCACACTATAGTCCTTTGGCATAGTAAATGCCCAGAACAACTCCCGCCCTCTGCCTTCCTTCAGCATATCATTAGGATCATACTGGGGCGGCAACGCACACACCTTGATGTTAGTCTCTCCCAGATAGTCAGCAACAGCCTTCAGCGCCTCCTGTCCTTTCACAACACCTTTACGCTGCTGTGCCTCTGTAGCGCAGTCATTATCAAAAGCGATTACTGTTGTTTCAAATGGTGACAGAAACTCCTGATTGATACGCGCTGAGATGTGCTGAACAGCATTGGCTGTGCCAAACCCGATACTGGTGAACGCTGGAATAGGCATACCTTCTTTCTGGTTAGCCAGTTGCGCCTCCATACAGGCAGCACAATCAAATTCACCTTCAGTAATGATAATCTTGGCTTTGCCTTTTGCCGCTGCTAGATGGACTTTACCTGATGTAGCGTTGCGTAGGACAGCACCAAACAGCAGACAGTTTACGTCAATGTCCCCGATGGAGGTGTAGGTGGATTTAGCCCCAGCATTAGCTGCAGACTTACGTTTGAATCCTACCAGCTTTGGAACACCGTCTGTAAGTTTATAGTATGGGAAGTAGTACGCCACTGTATCCCCGAACTCGTCGAAGCGTGTGCGAATGCCTAGAGCTGCTGCTATGCGTTGTGAGATACCTCTGGTTGGAATGGCTTTGTATGGGTTGGCTAATGCTAGAACATCGTCAACTGTCTCTGATACATATACGTGTTGCTCTGCTACCATTACTGTATGCTCCTTCTGCTTGCTGTTTTTATAGTAACCACTATTTAATCCCGACATTAATCAACCTCCTCTCAGGTGAGCTACACACTATATCATAATTTCAGCTATATGCAACACTTTGTTTATGCCAGAATCAGGTATATTTGACATACAAACTACAGGCAATAGTATATCTTTGACAATGGGTTGCTGACCCTGCCAGTAACGCTGGCTGTTCAGTAACCACTGGTGTTCACTAATAATGAACATTTCAGCATTTGTTGAACAGATAGATAATAGTGAACAGTATCTTATCAGGACATAGTTTATAGTCTTACCGGACTACCCTCCAGCCAAGTACGCCTACTCAGCAGGTCAGCATAAGCCTGTTTGATCCCAGAACGGTCTACAACGCTCTGTCATACTCCCATTGTCAATCCACACCAGTCATTACAACAGTGTTTACCGCTGGTTACTTTCGCTTCCAGCCGTGGAGCATACCATTAACTTTTGTATGGTCTTTTGTGCGTACTGCAACCAGAACAGTGTCACCAGCCGTTAGGCAGCGCATATAAGAGCATACCACAGATTTAATATGTGTCAAGTTATAAATAGTTGTTGACATACCGAAATAACAGTGTATAGTAGCAAACTTATTAGGAGAGAACGAATGACAACAGCACAAGTAAACTTAGAAGCAGCACTAAACCTACGTTTTGACAGTGACGCTGGAGACAATCTAACAATACGGGAGTATCTGTACAGACTCCTGATTAAACTATGGGACGAAGGGGAGAGTTTCAACGGCAAGCGCCCATTTGGTAATAGTGGTTGGGAAACTTGCTTATACAAACCACTGGTGAAAGCTGGCTTGATTGGTGGAGATTACGATGCTGAGTATGACGATATGTATAATGTTGATGACAGATATGCAGATAGTCTTATAAGAGATATGATTCATTTTGCAATGTTTAACAAATAACTGTTGCAATTTCACACCATTCTGTTATAATTGAGGTAATTATGGAACAACAGAGAAACATAGTATTATCTCAGTCACGCATCAGCTCTTTCATTGAAGCATGGGTTAACGTGTTCATTGGGTTTGGTATTAACTTTGTTGGCAACATGGTTATACTTCCTTACTACGGATTTACAGCACTAACTTTAGCAACAAATCTGAAAATAGGTCTTGCTTTTACTGTAATAAGTGTGGTAAGATCATATGCTGTAAGAAGGTGGTTTAATGCCAGAATACATCAACTGGCAGAGAAGTGTGCAATGACAGTAATAAAACATCAGGAGTAGAGGTATGAGCAGAAATAAAGCAGTACGGCGTATCAGCCCGATCATGCAATATAGTATTAACAATGGTGACATATATCAAGTAGCTGGAACAACCTACTGTGGTAAGCCACCAGTCTATAAGAATCTGGAAACACGTTTAGGTTATCCTGCCAACTTTGTCAAGGTACAGCGTGGTATTCCATTTGTCCGTTCAATCAAGCAAGCAGCGTAAGGAGTAGTTATGTCAGAAGAAAAGAAAGCAAAGAAAGTCTATGAGGATGGTACACTAAGTACTAACCACCTTATTGTAGAGTCAGCTAAGTATAATACAGTTATTAAAAAGGCTGATGGTAAAAGTACTTATAATGGGGCGCGTATCGTATGTACTGGTGATTTTGGAACTAAAGAGATCAATATAGCAGAGGGTGTTCTTAATGCAAAACATCGCTCTGGTCTAGCGAAACAGGTAAAAGATGTTTGTGATGCGTTTAAGATTGCATTTGCAAATGATGACACACTAGAAGTTACTTATGTAAGTAAGTATGATTTGGCTAGTGGTTGGTGGAATCCAGAATCTATCGAAGTAGGTAAACACGGGCGTTCTGGTTTGAGTAATCCAAACGGTAACTCTAATCAATCTTCTAGTCAGTCAGCCGGAGGTGGTGGATACAGCAACGCAGACGCACAGGCGGGTCAGGTAATCAATATTGCTGTTGCCATGTGTGGTGCTACTGCTGGTAAAGCTGGTTTCACAATGGAAGATGTTGTGACTAAAGCTGCAACTATTGTTGATGCGTACAAAGCTGGTAAAGACGCAATTAAATCATTGTTGGCTGGTAAACAAACTCCAGAAGCACCAGAACCTAAAGCCCCTGCTGAAATCCCAGTGGATACTGATGCAGATGGTAACGCAATGGGTGCAGACGAAGACGCGCCTTTCTGATATACCTCGCAGGTCGCTACTCCAGTAGTAGTCTCTCAAACAGTACGCCACAGCTGTTGACCTAAAGTGTGGCAACTAATTCATAACAGGATACGACTGATGGAAGAAGATTTAGTAGTACAGCCAAAACCTGATGACTTCATGTGGGACAGACAATACTGGTTATCTAATGTCTGGGATGCAACAACAGCATCAGCTTACATTATTGAGAAGACAAAGAACAGTATGGGTATCCTATGAGTAATTTACATTACGACGTGTGTGGTACACACTATGAGTAAAACAGTTTTACTTTATGACGGAGACTTTCTACGGTATGCAATTGGTTACGCCCATGAAAAGTTTGTAGTCAAGTATGGCTCAGATGAACTGTATCGTGATAGCTCTATGCTTAAGTGTAAAGAGTTTATTGCTGGTTCTGGTTTAACAATAGATCAGGTGGATATATCAAAAGTAGCTGGTGAAGTTTCTCATTGTCTCTCGTCTGCCAAACGTGCTATACAAGGTGCAATTAAAAACACCAAAGCTGACTCAGTTGTTATTTATCTGACAGGTTCAACCAACTTCAGGAATAAAGTAGCCAAGCAGAAGGAGTACAAAGGAAACCGTAAAGCGTCTGTCAAACCCCTTCATTATGATGCACTGACTAATTACCTGATAGAACATTGTGGTGCTATCGTAACGTCTGGTATTGAAGCAGATGATGCGTTGGCTATACGCGCTCTGGAGTTACTGGAGAAAGGTGATACACCAATCATCGCCACAGCAGATAAAGACTTGTCACAGCTTCCTGTACAGGTGTATAACGTACAGACATTTGTGTTGCAGGATATTCCAGCCAACCCATTTGGTGAGCTGGTACTGAAACCACAAGGCACAGGCGCAACACTGAAAGGTTACGGCGTGGTATTCTTCTATGCCCAGATGCTTACAGGTGACGTGGTAGACAACATTGGTGGTTGTAGCAGAATTGGTGCTAAGAAAGCATTTGATCTACTGAGTCAGTGCGAGACAGAAGAAGAATGTCAGAAAGTTGTTGAAGCAGAATATCTCAGAGTGTATGGTGATGAGATGATACCGCGCACAGCTTGGGATGGTAGTGAGTATGTTGGTAACTATAAAACATTAATGCTGGAAACTGGTAAGCTGCTCTGGATGTTGAGAGAGCGACCTAACAAGTCTGGTTCACACATTTGGAAACCTTGGTTCACAGAGGACAATAACAATGCTGAGTAATGCAGATAAAGTAGCACGTATGATGGGCTGTTGGCAGCAAGAGATGCCGCTATATCCTAAAGCAATGGACAGCGACACACAAAACCTTCGCGTTAAATTAATTCGTGAAGAATTTAATGAGGTACTGGAGGCGTTTGAAACTGGGCAGACATTACCAGAAGTCGCTAAAGAGTTGTGTGACTTGCTGACTGTTACCTATGGCACACTACTAACTATGGGTGTTAATCCAGACGTGGCTTTTAACATGGTGCATGTCAGCAATATGAGCAAGCTGGATAGTGATGGTCGTCCTGTATTCAGGGAAGATGGTAAAGTTATGAAAGGTGAAAACTATCAGCCACCTCAGATGGAAGATATTTTGTGGGTGGCTAATTTCTGATGAAATATATACAGTCTTAGTATGGTGCATAAATGAGCAAAGTAACGATTGTATTACCACTAGAAGTCGTGTATAATATACGTAAACGTGATGGTAGAGTCAGTAAGTTTATTCTGAACCTAAACAACTACCGTACCACACATAGAAGTATTTTACATGAGGCAAAACTGGCATACGAGAAGTTGATAGCTGAAAGGATACCAGATGATGCAAAAGAGCTGCTATACGGTAAAAAGCTGCGGATTGCTTTCAAGTATTATCCAGCCAGTGCTAGACTGATTGATGTGAGTAACCCTATTGCTATACTGGAGAAGTTTGCAGTAGATGCAATAGTAAAGGCTGGTGTTATTACTGATGATAACTACACAGTTATTGTAGGAAGTGATGGTTGGGAATACGGCGTGGTGGATAAAGTGAATCCTCGGTGTGAGATGACATTATATACAGTGGAGAGTTAATATGAAGTGGACACAAGAAATAGTTACAGAAATGAAAAGTCTGGTAGCATCTGGTTTTGGCTCTAAAGAAGTTGCAGCAGAACTTACAGCATCTTCAGGAATAAAGTTTACTGCCAGTGCTGTACGCAATGCTATTATCTACTACAAAGATATTGATGAACATGAAGATGACTCCTGTGTAAGAAATCTTGTAGAAAAGCGTCGCACACAAATCATTACCCGCAATGTTCGTCGTGATTTGAATAAAACCCTTGATGCTGCCATATCACAGGAAACATTTTTAGACTCTATCCGCATTGCATCTAGTGTAATAAACAAAACGAAGCCAGTAAAAGTTATACCAAAGGCTAAATCAAAAGGCATTCATATGACTGCTGAGTTGTTATTTTCTGACTTACAGATTGGTAAATTGATGCCTAACTATAATACAGAAATCGCAAAGAAGCGTATTAAAGCTTACACAGAGGCAGCGTTGTTTAAGATCAACCAACACCAGAAGTCTGGTTATATCTTTGATAAGATTATTCTGGCGTTAGTTGGTGATATTATTGAGTCAGATAAAAAACATGCAAACTCAGGTAGGGCGTGTGATAGCGGTACTGCTGAACAGATGGCTAATGCACAACAGGCTATCTTCTTGGATGTAATTGAACCTCTTGCCAGACTGGGTATACCTATGGATATTATCATGGTTACTGGTAATCACGACCACGATGGGCATGGATTGAACATGTTTGAGCCGGGTAAGAACCATCTAAGTTGGGCGTTGTATCACTCATTAAAATACTTTACAGAATTTAGAGGTTACTCTCATGTTAAATCTTTTATCCCAGTTGGTTGCTTTCATATCCACACAATATACAATCATAATGTTCTATATGAACATGGGGTTGGCGTTAGTACGTCAGAAGCCTCACTAAAGGGACGTAGACAGGCACGTAGCCAGCAAACCAGAAAGATGATTACCTATTTCAGAATGGGAGATAAACATAATATCAGCCGATTTAATGAAGACACTCTAGTAGTCAATGGTGCATTCTTTGGGTCAGATACTGAGGGTACTGAATATAGTGGTATCAGCGGATATGAATCAGATGCTGGACAGATTATGTTTTTCCATGTACCTCGTGATGATGATCGCCGCTTGACAATTTATGACTCGTTTGTTATACAGTTAGCACACATTATTTAATTACTGGAGTGGAATATGATTGTAGGTATTTGCGGTTTAGCTGGACATGGTAAGTCAACTGTAGCAGGTTTTCTTGCCAAGGAGTTGGGATATAAAAAGTATGCGCTTGCCAGTCCTATCAAGAAGTTCTTCAGGTGTTTGTTTCTGTGGGACAGCGAGCATCTGTATGGTGAGCTGAAGGAGACTGAGTGTATCACACCATTCATATCAGCTAACGAGATTGTACAGGCACTACGCACAGCACAGATACCGCTGGAGGAATACCATGTCGTACTGAACTTCTTTGCTGAGTTTAAACAGTTTGTACATGAAGAATCACACTTTGATGGTTATCCAGCAACACAATACAAAGTGTCTCCACGTAGAGCTATGCAGATATTCGGTACAGAAGTTTGCAGAAGTATTGATGAAAATGTCTGGTTACAATGTGCTGAGAATGCACTGAACAATACAGAAAATAAAAGTTTAATTATTGAGGATGTAAGGTTTGACAATGAAGCAGAATTTGTACATAATAAAGGTGTGCTTGTCAACGTTGTTCGCAAAGATGGGGCGGCTGCTCTTAACCATGCGAGTGAACAGTTAGACCCTAGCCAGTGGGCATCAACTACAATATATAATGATTCAGGTCTTGCAATATTGAAACAGAAGTGCTATGATCTTAGTCTCAAGATTGCAAAGTTGTAAAGAATTGAGCGTTGCAGATAAAGTGCCTATGCAGCAGCCCACTTGACAGGTGAAACAACGCGGTTATGGTTGATACACAGTAACATTAGACATGCTGATGTCTATTTAATTACTGAAGCATACAACCCACTAACGTCAGCACAGTGTCAGGACGCTCTCCAATTAAATAACCACATAGCCCCTTGACAGGGGCTTTTTATTCTATATAATTAACTACTCGCATCAGGAGGTTACTTAATGACATACGCTGTAATAGACTTAGAAACCTCCATCTATGAATCCTTTGGTCGTAAGGCTAATCCCTTTGACAGCCGTAACTATATTGTCGCCAACGGTTTAAAATACCAAGATGGTCGTAAACTGGTTCTCCACAAACTACGTGATGAATCGTTGTTTCCTGCTGGGTGGCTTGATGGTGTTACCTGTTTAGTTGGACAGAATATCAAGTTTGATATGGCGTACCTCTGGGGGCGTGAGGATGTTCAGGCTTGGCTGAAAGCTGGTGGTCGCATCTACGATACAATGTATGCTGAGTACCTGATGACAGGACAACACCAACGGTTTGAGAATGGTCAGGCAGAAGGTCTTGACCTTAATAGTCTCGCACTGAAGTATGGTGGCACAACCAAGCCAGATATTATCAAAGAGTATTGGCAGCAAGGTATCCAGACTATTGATATAGATCAGACTGAATTACTGTCTTATCTGGAAGGCGACATTGACAACACTGAAATAGTTTTCCTTGGGCAGATTAAGAAGTATGTGCCTATGGGTATGACTAACACTATCAAAGCCCACATGGAAGGTCTGCTGGCTACTATTGAAATGGAATGTAATGGTTTGGCTATCGACCAAGATGTTGGTGAAGTACATAGACAGGAACTGGTAAAACAGATTGCAGAGTTAACATCTGAACTGGATAAAAACATTCCTGCTGACCTACCACCAGAGTTGACGTGGAACTGGAATAGCGGCACACACATATCTGCATTGTTCTTTGGTGGCAGACTGAAGTTTGCTCGACGTGTGCAGAAAACAAATGATGATGGTAGTTTTCAGTTTACCAAAGCAAAAGAATCCTGTTATGTCTGTAATGACGAAACATTTATTACTGAGTCAGAGTTTGAGCAGCTGACTGACACAACACATCTGAAGGTTTATTCAGGTGGTAAGAAAGTTGGACAGTTTGTTAAACGCAATGTTGATGTACAGGGCGAACCTAAATACCACACAGTAGATATGTGGCACACACTACAAGGCACTGTTATACCTCGTGCAGAGTGGGAGACAAAGAAAGAAGGCGTGTACCAGACTGACTCCAAGGTGAAGACTATTCTTGCGTCAGAAGGACACCCACTGGCTAAATTGATTCACAATCTCGGTAAGCTGACTAAACTGTTAGGGTTCTACCGCTACACTGATAAAGATGGTGGTGAGCGTGGTTTACTGACTATGATTCAGGAAGATGGTTTTATCCACCACAGATTGAATACTACAACCACTGTGACTGGCAGGCTGTCTAGTTCTGATCCCAATATGCAGCAATGTTTTGATGGTGAAACAGAGATACTCACATCAGAAGGTTTTATACCATTTCCAGAGTATTGTGGTGGTATGAGCGATATTCCACCCTGCGCCCAGTTCAACATGCGTACAGGTGCTGTGACATGGGTATATCCAAAGAAGCTGCTACATTACGACTACACAGGTAAAATGGTGCGCTACGAGTCTGACCATACCAGCATGTATGTTACTGAAGATCATCGCTGTGTTGTCTCTGTTCGCAGTGGCGGTTGGGGATTTCTGAAAGCTAAATATCTGAATCACCCTAGAGGTTGGCAGTATAGCCACATGTATGTTAGTACAGGGCAGGGTACAGTTATTGGTGAGACAGTAAACAAACACAGCCTACATCAGTATGTACAGGTAGAAGATTACCCAGTGTATTGTGTGCAAGTACCAGAGAGAGCAATTGTTGTTCGCAGAAATGGTAAAGTGTTTGTGTCTGGTAACTGCCCACGGTCTGATACTGGTAAAGTGCGTGAAATGTTTGTTAGCAGGTTTGGAGAAGATGGTCAGGTAGCAGAGGTAGATTTTTCTCAGCTGGAAGTACATGGACAGGCGTATCTGTCTGGTGATGAAAACATGATTCGTGATGTTACCAACAAGGTAGACTTTCACTGTATGCGTGTTGCTGCTAAACTGAAAGAAGATTATGAGTATGTTAAGGTTCGCTGCAAAGATGAAGACCATCCAGAACACAAGCAGTATAAAACGCTGCGTACAGGCGCTAAATCGTTTTCATTCCAGAGGGCTTATGGTGCATCAGTAAACACCATTGCGGCTGATACAGGTATGACTGTGGCTGATGTACAGGCACTGGCTGATAGTGAAGACATTCTGTATCCCGGTGTAGGTGAGTACAACACACAGAATATTGCACAGGTAGCACACTCAGCTAATACATCTGGCGAGTATGTTTCAATGTTTGAACCAGATCGTTGTATTACAGTGAAGTATGGTATTGGCTATCTTATATCTCCTACTGGTAAGCGTTACAGTTTTGTTCAGCAAGATGCTCCAGAGTGGATGAAAGAAAGACAGAAGAAACAGGATGAACGTAATGCCAAACGTGGTTTCAGACCGATGGCACGAGACATGAAGACCATTGCTCCACAGACTGTTAAGAACTACCCTATTCAGGGATTCTGTGGGGAGCTGATGATGAACGTGTGTGGTGTGTTGTTCAGAGAGTTCTTGGCTAGAAACCGCTGGAACAATAAAGCATTCTTGGTTAATACAGTACATGATTGTGTGTGGGTAGACGCTCACAAATCAGTAGCACATGAAGTAGCACTTAAGGTTAAGGAGATTATGGAACAGGCAGCACAGATCATGGAGAAGCGTTATGGTATTATTGTAAATGTACCTTTCTATGCAGAAGCTGAGATAGGTAAAAACTTTTATCAAATGGAAGGTGTGCATTAAACACTCACACAACACTCGTTACACTCACTAGGAGTACATTAATGAACGAAACAACACCAATATTGTTCTGCCCAAACTACTGTACTATTGCAGTTGGTTTAATGGTTGGCGGAGTACAGAAATACAACTTATATTCTCCAGACTGTTTTAATTACTTTGCTGCAATGCTGAGTGTACAGAATGAAGTTTTAGTTGATATTGCCTTGGATAAATCTGGATACTGTGGTATAATCGCTGCTCAGTTAATTGGTACTGAGATGTGTAAACCAGAGGATGCACATACACCAGAAGAAATGACAGAGAAAGAATTGTTTAATCTGGATACGGCAGTAGATATTTCAGAATGTTCACTGAATCAGATGTATGACTATGTTAAAGAAGCGATAGTTATATTGGATAAAAAACTAACAGCGATTTTAAACCCTACACCAAACATTTTACATTAAGGAAGTAGTAGTATGATGCAGACAAACTATTTTGAATCAACCAGCAACCCACAATACTCTCAGTTTATTGCGCTGTCGCGTTATGCCCGATGGTTGGAAGATGAAAATCGCAGGGAGACTTGGGAAGAAACTGTAGACCGATACATCAGCTTCTTTAAAACTCGGTTTACAGACAAAGATATTACACAAGAGCAATGGGATGAGGTTCGTAACGCCATCTTGAATCTTGAAGTGTTACCGTCTATGCGGGCTTTGATGACTGCTGGAAAGGCGCTAGAGAAATCTAATATTGCTGGTTATAACTGCTCTTACATTGCTATAGACAATCCTAGAGCTTTCGATGAGACATTGTTCGTTTTGCTTAATGGCACAGGTTTAGGTTTCTCTGTAGAAAGACAATATGTTTCTCGCTTACCTGATGTGGCTGAAGAATTTTACCCTACTGACACTGTTATTAAAGTTTCCGATAGTAAATTAGGTTGGGCTAAAGCCTATCGTGAACTTATTTCTTTACTATATGCTGGACAGATACCAAAATGGGATGTTAGTTTAATACGCCCTGCTGGGGCTAAGTTGCGTACATTTGGTGGGCGGGCTGCTGGTAGTGATGGCCTTGTTGATTTGTTTCAGTACACCATTGAAACATTTACTCGCGCTAAAGGACGTAAACTTTCATCATTAGAGTGCCATGATATTCTGTGTAAGATTGGCGAGGTAGTTGTGATTGGTGGTATCAGAAGAAGTGCCCTAATATCTCTTAGTAATCTTTCTGATGATCGTATGCGCGATGCTAAGAAGGGGCAGTTTTGGTTGGATGAGGCGCAACGTAGTCTTGCTAACAACTCCGCTTGCTATACAGAAAAGCCAGAATTTACGCAGTTTATGAAAGAGTGGTTTGCTTTGCATGAATCTCGTTGTGGTGAGCGAGGTATATTCAATCGTGTTGCAGCAAAGAAACAAGTTAGTCAGACTGGGCGCAGGGATGCAGACTATGACTTTGGTGTGAACCCTTGTCTTACTGGTGACATGCAACTGCTTACTACAGACGGCTACAAAACATTTGCTGAATTAGATGGTAACGCTAATATTCCCCTTATCAATAAAAATAATGCTGTCTCAGTTGGTCGTGTATGGTGCAACGGTGAGAAGGATATTGTAGCTATTAAGTTTTCCAGTAAACATACTAAAGATATCACATGTACCCCAGACCACAGATTTATGCTGACTGATGGTACTGAGTGTGAAGCACAAAACTTAGTGGGAAAACGTATTTTACCATTCATAAATATTAAAGATACTTTTGACTCAGAACAGTTGTTAGCTGGTTACATCCTTGGTGATGGTGCATTAAGTCGCCTTAACAGTGCCTCGCATTTAGGTTTAGAGGTTTATTTTGGTAAAAATGACGGTGACGTAGCACAGGTATATGGTCAGTCAGCAGACACACGCTGGTATAGTCGTGAGGCATATGACATTGCTGTTAAGTATGATTTACCGGCTAAAATAATCGGTGAGCGCGGTTTTCCACTAACAGGGGAGGCTAAATACTTGTTGAGTGGTATTTACACTGCTAATGGTTGTGTGTTGAAGAATGGTCGTGTTACTCTGAAGACTATTGATAGAACACAATTGGAAAATATAAAGATACTACTTGAAAAACATTATGGTATTTCTAGTTATATCACTACAAATAAAGCAAAGTCTGTTAAATTCAGCAATGGTGACTATACTTGCAAGCAGTCTTATGATTTAAATATTGCTCGTTATGACTCCATACAGAAGTTTGCAGAACATATTAGTTTTGCACAGCAATACAAGCGAGATAAACTTAAAGAGGTTTTGGTTAAGTTTTCTCCTAGTGTTCGTACAGTTAAGTCAGCGGGTGTATCTAAGGTTTACGACTTCCACGAGCCAGAAACACACTGGGGTGTTGTGAATGGTTTTGTAACGCATAACTGCGGAGAAATCCTGTTACGTCCAAATCAACTTTGTAACTTGTCTACTATCGTAGTCAGAGCAACAGACACGCTTGAAACATTAAAACGTAAAGTACGGTTGGCAACAATTCTTGGAACAATACAATCTTCTTTGACAGATTTTCCATATGTGCGTTCTGCTTGGAAAAATAATTGTGAAGACGAGAGGTTACTTGGTGTCTCTATGACAGGTATCATGGACAATGATATGTTGGCAGGACGTTTGGATACTGAAGAACTTAAATATTGGTTAGATGAATTGAAACTACACGCTATTGACACTAACAAACATTGGGCAGCGGTTCTTGATATAAACCCGTCTACAGCTGTTACTGCAATTAAACCAGAGGGTACTACATCTCAACTAACAGACTCAGGTAGTGGTATTCATGATAGATTCGCACAGTATTATATTCGCAGAGTACGTGCAGATAAAAAAGACCCTCTTGCACAGTTTATGAAAGATATGGGGTTTCATTGTGAAGATGATATTGTAAACCCCTCTGGTGTAGTATTCTCTTTCCCAATTAAAGCACCAGTTGATATTGCTAATCTTAAAAAGAGAACAGCAGTTGAACAATTAGAACATTGGAAAATATTTAAAGAGCATTGGTGTGAACATAATGTTTCCTGCACAATATACTACACTGATGATGAGTTCTTGGAAGTAGGCAACTGGGTATGGAAAAACTTTGACGGTATATCTGGTGTAAGTTTTCTTCCACATACAAACCATGTCTACCAGCAAGCACCATATGAAGAAATAACTGCGGATAAATATGAAAAACTCTTGACATTAATGCCAAAAGATATAGACTGGGCAAAACTATCTGACTATGAGAAAGAAGATACAACAACAAGCAGTCAGACTTTAGCCTGTACTGGTAATGTGTGTGAAATGGTTGACTTAACATAATCAGAGGAATACAATATGACAGAAGAACAAGCACAACTACTCTGGTGGCAGAACAGCCCAGACCCTAAAGCTGTTGCAGTACGGGCAGATATTATCAAAGGGCTGTTCAAATGTAATAACTTTGGCTCTAAAACTGATGTTGAATATCTGACATCACCAGAAGCAATTAAACATTCTGTTACCCGATTGGGTTACAAGCTGGAGGATATTGTATGAAGCGTATTTTATGTATTGACGGTGGTGGTATCAGGGGTGTTATTCCTGCCCGTATCTTAGCTGAAATTGAACGGGAAACTGGTAAGGATATTGCCAGTATGTTTGATCTGGTTGTTGGGACTTCTACTGGTGCTATTGCTGCTAGTCTGTTGGCTGCAGATAACGGCGTTGGAGAACCAAAATATACAGCTGGATCAGTCACAGCCCTCTATCGCAACAAAGGAACTGACATATTTAAACACAGTTTTACTGACAAACTAAAGAGTGGTTTCGGTCTGTTGGATCAGAAGTATTCCAACAAATACATTACAAACGTGCTGGAGCAGTTTCTAGGTAATACTACCTTAGAACAAACCCTAACAAAAACTATGGTGACAACCTATGATATTGAAAACCGTGAAGCAGTCCTCCTCAAAAGTTGGAGAGATGAACACAAAGATTTACGTCTGGTGGATTGTGTACTGGCATCAGCAGCTGCTCCTACTTATTTCGAACCTGCCAAACTTACCATTAACAAGGAAGAAAGTTATTTCATTGACGGTGGGGTGTTTGCTAACAATCCAGTGTTATGTGCAATCGCTGAAGCAAAACTTCTGTTCCCTAAAGAAAAGACGTTCTCAGTTTTAAGTATTGGAACAGGCTGGTTGGAGAAGTCTATCAGTGGAGTATCTGCTAAAGACTGGGGTGCTGCTGAGTGGTTGAATCCGCTGTTGAGTGTATTGTTTGATGGACAGACACATACTGCTGACTATACCGCTAGTAAGTTGGTTAGTAACTATCTACGTGTGGATGGTAGTATGTATATGGATATTGATCCACGGCTTGACGCAGCAAGTCCAGACAACATCATGAAGCTGGAAATGTTTGCTCGTGATTTGTATCAGGAACGTAAAGATGAAATACTGAACTTTCTGACTAAGCAGGGAGAAATCTAATGAGTTATTTGTCGCATCTGGATTTGCTGAAAGTGTTTGGTGAACCCAAACTGGAGAAAGGTATGGTGCTGTGGGATGTTCCTACAGAGCTGGAGATTGGTGTTATACCGAAAAGGATTTATTGTAATAAAACTTTAGTACAGCCACTTAAGGCAGCACTAATAAATCTAATTAGTAGTGGTTGTGTTGATGAATTAAAAACATGGGATGGCTGTTTTAATATCAGAAATAAACGGTCTGGTGGTACACCAAGTTTACATAGCTATGGAGTGGCTATTGATGTAAATGCAGCTTGGAATCAAATGGGAAAAGAACCAACTTTAAGTAAACTGTTTATTAATTGCTTTAAAGTAACTGGTTTTAACTGGGGTGGAGACTTTACCAGAAAAGATGGAATGCACTTTGAATTAAGTAAAGAGACATTCTATAAACAGTTGGGAGTTACACCATGACAGACAAGATAGTAGACATAGCAAAGTCCCGCATACAGCGCTTTACATTTGAAGTTGACAGCCACCCAATACGCGCACAGGCTAAACCTGTTGCTGTGCCGTACAGTTATGGGGAGTATGTCAAGTGGGATGATGTGCTGTGTCTATTGAAAGATATTGCTAAGGAGCAATAAATACAGGTTGCATATACTGATAAACCTGTTATACTATCGCAGTCAGTATAAACTGATTGCCAATCAAATACCACTATAGGAGAACACCATGAAACTGCGTAATTTACTTGCTTGTGTTTTACTTTCAACCATGATGGGCTGTGTAACTAAAGACAATCTAACAGGTGAGGAACATTTTGATCCTCTTGCATCTGGAGAAGTTATTGGATACACCTACATACTAACAAAAGATCAAATGAGTACACAGGACTTGGATAATATCAAAGCAGCGTACTCAGCATTTTCTTATGTTGCACAGTTACCTCCAAACATGACTGGTAGTGATATTAAGGTGTTGCTGTTAGAAACTCTTGATAAGGAAGTATCAAAAACACATGATGCAAAAACTGTAGCTGCTGCTAAAATCTTAGTTACTATGTATTGGAGTAGATTGCAGAGCAAATACAATATTGATGCTATGATACCTACAGAACAACTTGCTATGTTGCGACAGGTATATATTGGTATTGAGAGAGGTATTGGTAATCAGTAGTACCCAGCAGTAAGTAGTATTAACAAGGGCTAGAGAAATCTAGCCTTTTCTTTTATTAGTAGTTGACAGTAGAGTAAGAGTAGTCTAAACTGTTTGTCATGTTACTGGAGATATTAAATATGATTAGCCCAATTCGTATATCAGTAGACGGACAGAAATTTCACATTGACAACACCAAGGTTTTCAGTGGTGGTGAGCTGCATGTTAATCTAAATCACCTACCTGACATTGCTATCAACATAGGTATCAAGTGCTGGCTGGACAGTAGTGATGCTGTTATGCAATTGCTTCTGGTATCAGATGCTCTCAGGAGGAAATATAAACAACGCCCTGTTATAACTGTTGGTTATATGCCATACGCACGTCAGGATAGAATGTGCGCTGCAGGCGATGCTTTCAGTATGCGTGTTATGGCTGATGTTATGGCTGTTGCAAACCCAGCGAAATTGTTTGTGTTTGACATACATAGTGAAGCAGCATTAGATGAGCTGAAAGATTCTCTCCATGATATACCAGTGACAAACATCACGCAGACTGATGTTATACGCCACAATAAAGCAATCTCTGATCTGGTATATGATAGAGATGTAGTGCTGGTATCACCAGATAAAGGTGCAGTAGAAAAAACTCGCGAATTGGCAAACAACTACTATAAAGCAGATAAGGTTGTCAATGGTATTAAACAGCGTAATCCTGTTGATGGTAGCCTGACTGGGTTTTCAGTTGAAACAAATGGTGTGGATATAATTGACAAACACTGTCTGATAGTAGATGATATTTGTGATGGAGGTGGTACATTCCTTGGGCTGGCTGCAGAGCTGCATAAACTTGGTGTTGGTTCTATATCACTCTATGTTACGCATGGTATTTTCTCCAAAGGTTTAGAAGTGTTTGACAATATCATTGGTAACGTGTATAGTACTGACACAGTAAGATCAGCAAGAGAATTAAAATCAACGCAACACACACAGTTTCATTTAATCCACGTTTGAGAGGTAACAACTATGACTAACCCACTAACCCAGAAAGACTTCTACAAAACTGACCATCGCCGTCAATATCCCGCTGGCACAAATATGGTTTACTCAAACCTTACAGCACGTTCTGCACGTTTGTTTAAGGGAAGTTCACTGTGGGACAATAAAATTGTCTGGTTTGGTTTGCAGCGGTTTATCAAGGAATTTCTTATTAAGGAGTTTCAGGATAACTTCTTTGATGTGCCTAAAGGTTTGGCTGTAGGTCGATACAAACGCCGTCTTGATACTGCACTAGGACATGGTGCTGTTCCTGTTGACCATATTGAAGCCTTGCATGATTTAGGTTATTTGCCTATTCAGATTTACTCTCTGCCTGAAGGCAGGCGTGTCAATATCAAAGTACCTGTGTTGACAATCCATAATACTGATCCACGATTCTTCTGGTTGACAAATGATCTGGAAACAGTCCTGTCTACTGAGTTGTGGAAGCCTACTACTGTGGCAACTATTGCTTATGAGTATAGCCGCCTCCTTAAACACTACGCAGAGAAGACTGGTTCACCAATGGAGTTTGTGCAGTTTCAGGGGCATGATTTCTCCATGCGTGGTATGAGTAACCGTCAGGACGCTGCTAACTGTGGTATGGGACACTTATTGTCATTTACTGGCACAGATACCATCCCAGCTATTGATGCTGCTGAAGCCTACTACAACGCTATGGCTGAATTTGAATTGATTGGTACATCTGTTCCAGCTACAGAACATAGTGTTATGTGCATGGGTGGTAAGGGTACTGAGATTGAAACATTCCGTAGGCTGGTCAGCGAAGTTTACCCAACAGGTATTGTTTCAATTGTATCTGACACTTGGGATTTCTGGCAGGTGCTAACAGACTACCTACCACAACTGAAAGAGACTATTCTGAATCGACCAGTAAATGCTACTGGTCTCAGTAAAGTTGTTATTCGTCCTGATAGTGGAGACCCAGAGAAAATTATCTGTGGTGATCCTGCTGCTGATGTTGATTCTCCAGCCGGTAGAGGTGCATTGCAGTGTTTGTGGGATGTATTTGGTGGTACTGAAACTTCTACTGGACATAAACTGCTTGACTCGCATATTGGTCTGATCTACGGTGACAGTATTACCATTGAACGGGCTGAGTCTATCCTGAAGCGTATGGATGAAATGGGATTTGCATCAGCTAATATTGTGTTTGGGATTGGTAGCTTTACCTACCAGTACCTCACACGAGACACGTTTGGTTTCGCTATCAAGGCTACCTACGGTCAGATTAACGGTGAAGGTGTTGAACTGGAGAAAGACCCTGTAACTGATAATGGTACTAAGAAGTCTGCAAAAGGTTTACTGCGTGTAGATCAGGTGGGTACAGAATTTGTACTGACTGACCAAGTACCACTGGATTCGTGGGAAGCAAACCTTGGTGCAATGAACATGGTGTACTCCAATGGATTACTGCTGGAAGACTACACCTTTCAAGAAATCAGAGAAACATTGGGCGCTTTGTAAATAACAGTTGACACTGTACACAAGGAAGTGTACTATTATCTTAAGTCAGCAAGAACTACAAATAGCCAGTGTGGTGGTGGAAATCCTGCAAATATACTTGCACCATACTGTACAGCATAAGACATACTACTTCCCCTGCAACATATAATTGTTCAATTCAATCATTGCAACTACACCAACTGCAACCATCACGTTAGAGTAGAATGCGACCAGACCAAAGCAGAATATACCTGCTGTGATTTCAAACATAATGCGTAGTATTGACTTTTTCATAATGTGTTCCTCCTGACTTAAGATAATAGTACACTTCCTTGTGTACCCTGTCAACTGTTATTTATAGAAAAGGCTAGATTTCTCTAGCCCTAGTCAGGTCTTTCAGTAAACCTATTACATCGTCGTACCTGACATACTCCCCATAGCTGTAGGGTACTGCCAGTGGTTCTGCCCTAGCGCGTACTGGGTGACTGTCAACTTCAAATGTAAAACGCTGTATGGTGGATTTTACTGTGTCTACTATGTTGTCTGTCATGGTGTGACTCCTATTCAGTTTAATCAAAAGTTTTGTGTTATTTTATTTCCTTTTAAGTTATTTTCTCGTGCTGTTATGACTTGCAAGTTCCAAGGTACGTGTAGCCCGCAAACTATATCACTCATTATAGGAACAATATGGTCTACGTTGTGTTTCACACCAGTTACAAGCTCTCGCAACTTCCTAAGACTATGTGCTTCACGTATCATCCATTTATGATCAATGTCTAACCAGATTGGGGTCGCAATAGATAATTTTGATCTTCTCTTTGCAACTGTACCATTATCTTTCTGCCACTTTCTCGAATAATCCCGCCACACTTTTGTCTTTGCTCTACTCCTTTGAACAATAACATTTCTTGCAGCTTTGTTATTCTTAGCCCACTGTCCAACTTGTTTGTTAGAGCATTTAATACAAGTATGACAAAATCCACAGCTATGTTTACGAAACTCAGAAATATCTTTTACACCTTCACACTTCTTACATTGTCTTTTACTTGATTCCATTTAAGAAGGTCTCTAAACTTAGTTCAAAGTGTTGGCAATCCAGACGAGTTTTGAAGTTACCGCCCCAATTGAAACCAGCATCAATAAAGCATTGCACAAGTCCTGCGCTTAATTTTGAAGGTTGTCCCAATCTGTTCCAAGCCGCGTCAAAGTCTATAGCCACACCATAGCTGTGTAAACTTGGTGTAGTACGACCACGAATGTTCCTAATTGAAAAACAACCATCGTAGGTGCGAAGTTCTTTAGCATGGTTGCGGGTTACTAAATTGCGGAAAGCTGCTTCTAATGGTTTTACCATTGCTTTATTACAATAAATCCTTTTCGGTATAACACCAATCTCCAGCTCTGTAGGAACATCCCACAGCACCATACCCTTTTCCAGTTTGGGTTCACCAAACACTTTCAGTAAATCCAGATGTGACAAATAACTCATTATAGTTCTCCCTGCTTAGTCAGAAAGTTCAATATTTCATCTTTACGTTCCTGATACAAATCAATAGCAAACTTTTCCAGTAACATAATATTCTTTGGGTCAGCAGCGTCAAGCCGTGGATCAATATCCAGATACATACTACCATCTACACGCAGATAATTGTTCACCAGTTTACCGGCAATATAATCAGCAGTATGTGTTTGTCCATCAAACAGTACACCAAGCAAAGGATTCAACCACTCAGCAGCACCCCAGTCTTTAGCTGATTCGCCCTTGATAGGGTTCTCCAGCCAACCTGTTCCCAGACTTAAAACTGAGAAATTCTTTTCTTTAGGGAACAGAAGTTTTGCTTCAGCGATTGCACATAACACTGGGTTGTTAGCAAACACCCCGCCATCAATGAAATAACTTTCTTCTTTGTTAATGGTAAGTTTGGCAGGCTC